GTAAGTGCCTTTGATATTTACATGTCTGCCGGTGCCAAGGGTATCAACGACGGTTATTTAATAGAGCGCCAGCGACTGCGCCAGTCGGACCTGATGGCGATGAAGGGTGTTGACGGCTTTGATGATGCATCTATTGACCAGGTCTTGCTTGAGTATCGATCAGGGACGCTTAAGGATTGGTTATGGACCGATCAGGAGCGAGCGAACCTTGAATTCCGCCCAAATGAGCAGGAAGATCCCCAGGCTGTCATCGAGTGCCTTGAATATCACGGCGAAGTCCCGGGGAGCCTGTTGCTCGAATGGGGCATGAAGCGCAACAAAATAGGCAACCCGGCAGAGCCGGTCTCAATCGTCGCAATGCTTATCGGCCGGTATGTTGTCATGGCCAGGATCAACGAAGATCCATTAAAATCAAAACCTTATTTCTCGGCCAGCTTCGAGTCGAGTAATGATTCTCTTTGGGGTATAGCCCCACCAGAGCTCATGGAAGACTGTCAGCGTGTATGCAATGCGACCGCCAGGGCTCTGGTAAATAATATGGCCATCGCTTCCGGTCCCCAGGTCGAAGTCCACAGGGATCGCTTGGACGGTGGTGAGAATATTGAAAAGCTTTATCCATGGAAGATATGGAAAACAAAGTCGGATCCTATCGGAAACAACCGGGAAGCTGTCCATTTCTATCAGCCCAACCCAATGACAGAGGCCCTTATTGGGGTCTATGAATATTTCTTTGGTCAGGCCAGTGAACAGGTCGGCGTCCCGGCTTATGAGCAGGGTGTCGGCTCTGCGGCGAGCGGGGCCGGGCAGACAGCCCATGGCCTTTCGATGCTGATGAACGCAGCCTCTCGTATTATCAAAGACGCCATCATGTCGATAGACGCGCATGTGATCAAAAAAATCGTTCATAGCACATGGGTCCATATCTTGCTAAATGACAATACGGATTATGAGGGTGATATCGAGATAGTTGCCCGGGCCAGTGAATATCTGATTGTCGCCGAGCAGCTGCAGGCCAGGAGAAACGAATGGCTCATGGCCACTAACAACCCAACAGATATGGCAATTATCGGTATCCCGGGCCGGGCCAAGGTATTGCGAGAATCTTCTAAGATACTGAAAATGAGTGATAATGTTGTCCCAACAGATGCCGAGATCGAGATGCGTATGAGTCAGCAGGCTGCCGCTCCGGTGGGGCCTGATGGTATGCCACTGCCGGCCGGTGGTGGCGGGGGCGGTGAAATGCCGGGTGGTCCGCCCAAACAGACAGCCCTTGCTCAGAAGCTGCAGCCAGAACTGGAAAGGGTTGCAAATTTTTAATGTTAGCGAATATTAAAGGAGATACTAAATGGCTGATAATCTTACATTAATAAAAGAAACAGAAAAATCTTCAGAGAAGATGGATAGGATTCAAAACCGCCTGGAGCCCATGAAAAAGGCCAGCAAGAAAAAGAAACCCCGGCGTCATAGTGGCTACTTTGGGCAAAAAGGCCCATACAAAAAAATGCTCGAAGAAGCCGGCGATTACTAATGTGCATGAATACCGCTGCCAGAATAGGAGATGCGGTTATAAATTACTGACACCATTGAGTATACCAAGAAACGTGCCGGCAAGGAAATGTCCAAAGTGTAGATCGATGAAGGATCTCAGGCTCAAAATGGACAGGGTGAAGCTCCCGAGGGCAACAAATTGCGTGATATCAAGGGGTCGGTATTCATTTGATGTACTTTCAATAAACGATGGGGGAGAATAAAGTGCTTATATCATTTGATAATAATGAAATATTAAAGATCGGGAGAGGGATGGCTCAGGGCCAAGAGGCCATTGCATCCTTATTTTCCTATCTGGAGAGAGCGGTCCCATTAACGGCTATGCATGCCGTCACAACTTCCGGAGACCAGTCAGAGAAGTTTAAAGGGTTTGCTCTTTGCCTTTCCATGCTCAGGGATGAAATGAAGAACGCTGAGGCCAGGGTGCAGGATGTTACAAAGTCCGAGGCCTTAAAGAGATTCGAGACTCCCGGGCATGTCATTACCTGAAGTCACTGGGGATTAGGTTCCCTTCTGCATAGGCTGGCTCCATAAGGGGCTTAAGGCCAATTCTATAATAAAAGGAGATAGTTATGGGCTGGAGAGAAGATGTAAAATTTGGTATAGTACGCATTTCCAGATTATTTCTGGGTGATGCAAATGGCGAGCTCGGAACTGAAATGACCGCAACCGCCGAAGAGTTAAACGTGGCCGCCGATGTCAGCGCGAGGACCGAGCTGCTTGAGACTGCCGGCGCCAACGCGATTACGGCTGGCGTTCAGAGCGTTGAGTTGGATAACGACACCACGGCCATTGCCGCGACCATCGCCGATGCTGCAGACCACCAGGGCGTGTTTCATGTAAAGGCCATCTCGGAGCCGGCCGGCGGACAGGATCACACCGTGACCTTGACGTCAGGCACCTGGGACGGTACCAATACCATCGCAACCTTCGCGGATATTCTTGACGCCTTAGTCGTTTATTTCGATAGTAACGGCGATGGGACTGTTCTGGCGAATGCCGGCAGTGTTGTTCTGTCTTAATATGGATTCGTGAGGCCCATAGATGGGTAACTCTCTTAATTCATAGCCAATTGGTGAGATATAACGGGGAGCTGAAATGCTCCCCACAAATTCGTAGGGGGGGTATTATCATGACCAATTTAACAAATGGACCAGAGCTCGATCCGAAACAGGTCAAAAAACTTGCCTGTAAGTCAGAGATCGAATCAATTTGTAATAAGTATGGCTTGGTGGCCATGCCTGTTGTGACCATCGTTGGAAATCAGATGTCCACTGCTATCCAACTGTTTGAGATTTCGGCACAGGACGATGTTCCGCCGGCAGGAATCCCTGTGGAGCAGGCAGATGAGTGATACACTCAAGGATCTCAAAGACCGGGATATAGACAACCTTCAGTATCTGCTCAAAAATAAGCAAATACATGTGTTCAAAACTTCAGCATTGGCCACGATCGCTGTCGGCGAGATGTTACATGCCGCTGTTTTGCGCGCGGGGCTTGACCTTACGGCACTAATGGGTCTGGCTGAAACATCCGATGAGGCTGGCGAAATGGTCGACGAGGCCATGCGTGGGGTTGGTTTAAGAATCGAAACCAGGCCATATACCAACGAAGAGGATAAGTGGCGCTCTGGGATATATGTCTATAAAAACAATGAGATCCTTGCCTTTATCGGCGCAGTGACGGGGGGTGCCTTTGGGTTTACAGTCGAAACAACCGAGCAAAGGCCAGAAACCGGCCGGCGCATTATTAGATAGCGATCGAATGGTATGGGGCTTTAACCTGATACCAACGGGATACAACGGGGGCGTCCTTGAGTATGGGATGTGCGTTACAGACTGTTGGATGAATTGTGTCATCGAAGCGTTAAGCGCTGCTCGACATAAAGAGCTGGAATCCCAGGCTAATAATGATTGACATGTGGTATATGTTAATTAGTAGTTAAGTTTGTGATGTGGGGGTTAGATCTTTTAAAATCAGTTAAAAGGCGTCACAATTACCCGTTTTCGTGTTAAATACTGCGGAATGCAACTTAACCGAAATAATGAATACTGCGGAAGCAACTCAAAAGGGAGAATAAAATGCCAGCGAAAAAGAAAGATGCGGTAGAGACCGTTCCGCCTGCAGTCAAGCGGCAGGCAGAAGCTGCTGAAAAGATTCAGAAAGAACTATCTGATGGCGGCAAACAAAAACCGGTTGAAAAAGAACCGGCGAAGCCAACCCATCCGACACCAGAACCGATTGTAGAACCTTCGCCTATAGAGGCGAAGCCGGCAGCTCCGGACGATGTTTTTGTCCCGGCTGCCATTCCGGATCCCAAAAGCCCTGATGATGGGACGTACAAGGCAAAATATGACGTCCTAAAGGGGAAATACGACACCGAAGTGCCGATGCTGCAGACTCAGATACAGTCATTGCAGCTTGTAGTCGCAAACATGCAGCAAGCAATGGAAAATCAAGCCAGTGCGGCTGCTGTTCAGTCCCCGGCCAGGGTGGAGAGTGGGATTCAGCCTTTGGACCCTACAAAGTTCGAAGAATACGGGAGCGAGATAGTGGGTCTCGCCTCGGGGTTCAACGCCATACTTGAACAAAATGAGCGGCTTGCCGCCCAGATTCAAAATGGCGGACAGGTAACCGAATTGGCCAAGAGGACCGAGCGCCTCGAAACCACGATACACAAGACCGTTGAGGATACATACTTCGACAACCTCACAAACGGTATGCCAGATTGGCGGACGATAAATAGATCGCCGCAATTTGATCAGTGGTTAAATGGCCAAGACCCGATTTCGATGGCAACCCGGCGCGATATCCTGCAATATGCAGCGAACCAGCTCAACGCGCAGCAAGTCATCAATATTTTTAAACAGTTCAAGGCAGATTCAGGCATGGTAGCGCCGTCGGACGGGGCTCCCGCACCTAAGCCGACAGTCCAAAACGATCATTTGTCGGGCCAATTAATGCCAGAAGCAAATATTGGCAACACAAATGAGATGCAACCCTCTGGGGTTCAGGTTGTCTATCCAACAACCACTGAATTTAACAAAGCCTCGACTGATTTTGTTCTAAAACGTATCACTGAAGAGCAGTATAACGACATAGCGAGTCGCTATCAAATGGCGATTAAAGCAGGGAAGATAATGGCGTAATTTGTCTAATCTCCCCGGCTTGGTCGCACAAACAAGTTAAGGAGATTAGTCATGATTAATGCAGCGCCAGGTACTCCCCAGTATAGCGGGACTTTTATTCCCGAAATATGGTCAGGGAAACTTTTAGTCAAGTTTTATGCCGCGACCGTCATCGCCGCAATCACCAACACCGATTACGAAGGCGAGATCAAGGACGTCGGTGACAAGGTGATAATCCGGACCGTTCCGGACATCGTCATCAGGGATTATTCCAAAGGACAGTCCCTGCAGATTCAGCGGCCTGAGTCTCCCAATGTCGAACTGGAGATCGATAAGGCCAAGTATTTCAACTTCATCTGTGATGATATTGATAAGCATCAGACCGACGTAGCCCTGATGGACTCTTGGTCCCGGGATGCTTCCAACCAGATGAAAATCGTCGTCGACAGAGGGTTTTTGGCGGATGTTTATGCCGACGCAGATTCATCCAATAAGGGCGCGGCCGCCGGCGCCACTTCCGGTTCCTTCGACCTTGGTACGACCGGTTCCCCGGTTGTAATGACCAAGGCCAATGTGCTCGATTTCATCGTCGACGTCAGCACCGTGTTGACCGAGCAGAACGTCCCCGAGGAAGACCGCTGGATGGTTCTTCCCCCATGGATGACCGGTATGATCCTGAAATCGGATCTCAAGGATGCTTCCTTGGCCGGCGACGGTACCAGCATCCTTCGGAATGGCCGAATTGGCATGATCGATCGTTTTACGATCTATGAGTCCAACTTGCTGACCAGCGTGACCGATGGCGCCTATCTGGCCTATCACGCCATGGCCGGCCATAAATCGGGCATTTCTTTCGCAGCCCAGATGACCAAGATGGAAAGCCTGCGGGCCGAGTCCACCTTCGGCACTCTGGTTCGTGGCCTGAATGTTTACGGCTACGAAGTGTTGAAGCCCGAGTCACTGTGTGACCTGTACGTCCGTAAAGGTGCATAACCACACAGCTTAACAGCTCCCCCCTGGTCGGGGGCCTCTGTGAACGCTGTGCGCTCTCATGCCCCTGACCAAAATTTTTAAACTACTGTAATAATTATATAAAGGAGTAATAAAATGGCCGTTTATACTTTCAAAGGAAGAGCAGCCGCTTTGGCCTACGAGTCCCCGGGGATGTCCGTTATTAAAACCCGGTTGGATCTTCCGGACCTGATTGCCAATCCGGACAAGGTCGCCCTGGCGTCTGCCCCGACTGTTGGGCTAACCGCATTCGCCGGCTTGGCTGCCGCCGACACTTTCCAGTTATTCCAAATCCCGGCCGGCACCCTGGTGAAATCCATGGGTATGTCTATTGTGACCGCCGAGACCCTGGCTGCCAAGATTGAGC